GGGATTTGTCTTAAGAAAAGTATCTAAATTCATTTCAGGAACAGCAGAAGATGGAGTTATACCAATTCCTTGTTTTTATGATGTTAAAACTGGACGTATATTAATTGAAACTCTACCTAAAGAATTAAGAGCAGAGTATGAAGAGTACCAAGAAGCTAGTAAGTAATTTTTCTATATTTGATTGGCTAAAAGAAATATGCTATATTAAATCTGATTGGAATAAATTTTCAAATGAACAATTAAAAACATTTGAACCGTACATGATTAATCGTTTCTTAAGTATGAATGAAGATTATACTGAATTGGTTAATTATGTACAAGCTATTCCATATTCTGAAAAAGAAAAATATTATAAACTATATTGTAATTTATTACCTAAAAAACAATTTTGGTCTAAATATATTAAATCTGAAACTAAATCACCAAATAAAGATTTAATTCAACATTTAACAATATATTTTGAATGTAGTTCTAAAGATGTTACTGATTATATTGGGTTTTTAGATAAAACAATCATTAGTCAATGTCTATCAGATATGGGTATTGAAGACAAAGAAATAAAAAAACTAATAAAATGATAGACACAATAACAGAATCAGTTATAGAAGACTTAAAATCAAGAAGTGAACGTGGTATTAAAAAATATAATACTACACTTGATCAAAATAATAAAGATGATTTTATGAATCATTTATATGAAGAATTGTTAGACGCAGCCCAATATATTAAAAAGGAAATGTCTATCATTCCTGAACTTCAACAAATGATTGAACAACATTCTAATGATATAACATTAGGTGAAGCAATCCGAAGTAAATACGCTAAACATAATGTCTAAAAAGAAAATACCTCAAATAGTTAAAACTATTAAAAATCATCCTCCTCTAGAAATAGATTATAGATTCCAAAAAAGTATATCTTACAGTCAGTTTTCAATATTTCAAAACTGTCCTCATAGATGGAAACTACAATATAAGGATGGAATTAATTTGTTTTCATCTACTATTCATACTTGTTTTGGGACAGCAATACATGAAACATTACAACATTATTTAACTACAATGTTTGAAATAAATGGTGCTCAAGCTGATGAATTAGATATTGAGGAATACTTTAAAGAAAAATTTATTGAACAATATCAATCCAACTATAAACAAAATAATAATTCTCATTTTTCATCACCTGAAGAATTAAGAGAATTTCATGATGATGGATTAGCAATGATTAGTTGGTTTAAAAAACATAAATCTGATTATTTCTCAAAACGAGATTGGTCATTAATTGGATGTGAGATCCCATTAGTATTACCGTTAGATAGCCGGTTTAAAAACGTATTATACAAGGGTTATTTGGATCTCGTGTTATATCACGAACCTACAAATACTGTCAAGATAATCGACATTAAAACATCGACTAGAGGATGGGGTGCTAAGGAAAAGAAAGATGAACAAAAACAATTCCAATTAATATTATATAAAGAATTACTTAGTAGACAGTTTGGTTTAGATCCAGATAACGTTGAAATTGAATTTTTTATTGTTAAGCGTAAAATATTTGAAGGATCAGACTTTCCAACAAAACGAATCCAACTATTTGTACCTCCATCAGGTAAAATAAAAACAAAACGAGCAATGACTAGTTTAACTAGTTTTATTGAGACTGTTTTTAATACTGATGGAACAATTAAAGAAATGGATTACATTAAAACACCATCAAAATATAATTGTAACTACTGTGTTTTTAAGAATAGGAAAGATCTCTGCGATCAAAATGCATCTTAGATATATTTGTATATATTTATATTAAAATATATTATGTCATCAAAAGATCAAACATTAACATCAGTAAAAGTTCATCCTGAGTTATTTGACCAATTTAAGATAAGTTGCATCAGATATAAGTTTTCATTACAAAAACTAACGGATAGATCAATTCATTTGTACTTAACAGATGAAACATTTAGAAAACAAATTCACAATCATCAAATAAAAGAAATAGAATAAAATTTATGAAAGACAAATTAGGTTACGTTCCTCAAAAAGACAGGAAAAAAATTCTACTTATTTGTGATGACATTAGAGTTCACTCAGGAGTAGCAACAGTTGCAAGAGAATTAGTTGTAAATTCATGTCATCACTTTAACTGGGTTAATGTTGGAGGAGCAATTGAACATCCTGAAATGGGTAAACGTTTAGATTTATCCGCAGATACAAACATTCACGCTGGAATAACAGATTCATCTGTTGTAATTTATCCTGTTAATGGATACGGTGATTCTTCATTTTTACGTCAAATGTTAGAAATAGAAAAACCAGACGCTATATTTTTAATTACTGATCCAAGGTATTTCGCTTGGTTATTTAGTATTGAAAATGAAATTAGAAAAACAACTCCTATTGTATATTTAAATATTTGGGACGATTTACCAGCACCACACTATAATAAACCATATTATGAAGCTTGTGATTTACTATTAGGTATTTCAAAACAAACTGTAAATATTAATAGATTAGTTTTAGGTGATAAAGCAAAAAACAGAATTCTTAAGTATGTACCTCATGGATTAAATGAAAAAACATTTAAACCACTAACTGAGAATGATACTGAATGGAAAGAATTTTTAACATTTAAAAAGACTATATTAAAAAATAAAGAATATGATTTTACATTATTCTTTAACTCAAGAAATATTCGCCGTAAACAAATACCTGATACTATGATGGCGTTTAGATTGTTTTTAGATACATTACCTAAAGAAAAAGCTCAAAAATGTGCTTTAGTATTACATACTGAATTAGTAAGTGAACATGGTACTGATTTAAGAGCAATTAAAGAATTATTTTTTGAAGGATATGAAGACAATATCATATTTTCAACTGGTAAATTAAATCCACAACAAATGAATTTTCTTTATAATTTATCTGATGCTCAAATTTTATTAACATCAAATGAAGGATGGGGATTAAGTTTAACAGAAGCATTATTAGCTGGATTACCTATTATAGCTAATGTAACAGGTGGAATGCAAGATCAAATGAGATTTGAAAATGATAAAGGTGAATGGATTGATTTTGATGAAAACATTCCTTCTAATCATAGAGGTACTTATAAAAAACATGGTAAATGGGCATTTCCAGTATTTCCAAGTAACATTTCAATCATGGGTTCACCTCCAACACCTTATATTTTTGATGATAGATGCAGACCAGAAGATGCTGCAGAATGTATTTCAGAATTATATTGGATGCCAATTAGTGAAAGAGTAGAAAGAGGATTATCAGGTAGAGAATGGGCGATAAGTGATGAAGCTGGATTTACTAGTGAAAAAATGTCTAATAGAGTTATTGATGCTATAGATGGATTATTTTCAACTTGGAAACCAAGAGAAAAATTTGAATTAATAAACACAAACGAAGTTAAAAAAAGAGTTTTAAACCATAAATTAATTTACTAAAATGAGTAAACCGTTATTTATAATAAGTTCTCCATTTGACACCTATTCAGGGTATGGAGCACGTAGTCGAGATTTAATAAAAGCAATTATCGCTTTAGATAAGTATGAAGTTCAATTACTACCACAACGTTGGGGTGATTGTGCTTGGGGATTTTGTAAAGATAATCCTGAATGGGGATTTTTATATCAATATAGGTTAAATGCACCTCAATTACCTAAACAACCTGATATATGGGCACAAATCACAGTACCTAATGAATTCACACCTATAGGTAAGTATAACATTGGTTTTACAGCGGGTGTTGAAACTACTATATGCCCACCAGATTGGATTGAAGGAGTTAATAGAATGAATTTAACTATAGTTTCTTCTAATCATTCAAAACAAGTATTTGAAACTAGTAAATTTGAAAGACGTAATAAACAAACTAATCAAGTTGAAGGTACTATTCAATTAGAAAAACCAGTTGAAGTATTATTTGAAGGAGCTAATATTGATTTATATAAAGTACTAGAAACCATTCCTGAAACTGATTTATCTAAAGCATTAGATAGTATTAAAGAAGATTTCGCTTACTTATATTTAGGACATTGGGTTCAAGGTGATATTGGTGAAGATAGAAAAAATACAGCTTTATTAATTAAAGCATTTTTTGAAACATTCAAAAACAAAACCAAAAAACCAGCATTAATACTAAAAACATCAGGTGCTGTATCATCATATACTGATAGAGAAGATATATTAAATAAAATTCAACAAATAAGAGAAACAGTTGAATCAACTAATTTACCTAATATTTATCTTTTACATAGTGATTTCACTGATGAGGAAATAAATCAAATTTATAATCATCCAAAAGTAAAAGCTATGGTTAATTTAACTAAAGGTGAAGGATTTGGAAGACCATTACTTGAATTTAGTTTAATGAAAAAACCACTTATAACAACAGCATGGAGTGGACATATGGATTTTTTAAATAAAGAGTTTTGTAGTTTAATAAACGGAGAACTTAAAAATGTTCATCCAAGTGCTGTAAATCAGTTCTTAATACGAGAATCACAATGGTTTACTCCAAATGCTGGAGAAATAGGTCATTATTTAAAAGACGTATTTGAAAACTATAAAAATTATACTGATGGAGCAAAACGTCAAGCATATAAAAGTAAAACTGAATTTAATTGGGATAAAATGAAGGAAAAAGCTGATTCACTATTGACCCAATACATTCCATCATTCCCAAAAGCAATACCTTTAATTTTACCTCAATTAAAGAAAATAGAATTACCAAAATTAACTAAAATATAATATGGACGAATTAATAGAATGTTCACGTTGTGGAGGCAATGCCTGTTACGCGGTAGAAGTATCACCAGGAATAAAAAATTTCTGGTGTTATGGATGTGGTTTTATATCTAACTCAATAATAAAACCAGATAGTGAGTTTTTATCT